GTAATTATGTCTAGTATGACTAATAAAACAAGTTATGGCAGATAAAACAATCGAAAATAAAAAGCAATTAGATGATGATAAACCTGACTATCAAGAAAAGATAATGTTTTTAGTCAGCACTACTGCACAAGGAGCTATCCTTGCATGGTGTTTAATAGTTCTGTCTCTTGGATATATTAAATTACCTAATAAATTATTTGGTCTTGATATACCAGACCAGCCCAGAGTAGACAGCACATTTGCGGCAGGTTTATTAGGAAATATTCTTGCTGGTTGGGGTGTTTCTGTAGGTGCTGCTACAGGTGCAAAGAAGAAAAAGAAAGAAGGAGAAGCAACTAATAATACAAACACAAGTGGACAACAAACTATAATAATCAAGCAACCAATAGAATTAATTACAAGTAAACCTGATGTAATTAGAGTCGATCCCATTACTGGGAAAGGTATAAAAAACAACGGAAACTTAGACACATGAAAAAACTTCTTGCATTTTTATTTCTATTATCAGCACCAGCTTACGCTGATATAACTCAAAAGTTCACAACCTCTGCACAGATAAGTGTAGATATGCCGTACTCTGTTACGAATAAATTAGGTACGACTTATTCAATATCAGGTAACAATATCACTCCATCTGTTACTTCTGGTGGCAGCACTACCTCTGGTTCAATTGGTGGTTTAAATGTAGGCAGCTTAACTGCTGGAGTTCCAGCTTTGATTCAAACTGATAAAGCTATCACAACAGCAGGGTCGGCCTTCAGTCTTACAGAAGCAGTAACAATGGGAGATGCAACTCCTTCTGCTGTTACACCCTCATCTGGTATAGCAGCTTTACCTCATCTATCAGGACAAACAACTGTAGGTAGTGGAGGTACTCTTGGATCTGGAGCTATGACTTCTCTATCATCAGGTGTTCATACTTGTAGCGGTGCATTTGGATCTGGTTCTAGTTGCATAGGGTCAACTACAGTAACAATCCAAATTGACTAAGTTTTGGCTGCTATTAATAATATTATTTCCTGTCAAAACCTTTGCAAATCCAGTAGTTCCTACCTTTCGTACAGGAAGTTCTTCAACAAACAGCACTTCTCAATCAGTAATAACAGAATCAATAACGAGTCATCAATACCGCACAGGTTATTCTTATGGTGTCTCAGGAACAAATATAGAGAGTGCAGATGTTAATGGTTATATTAATTCAATTCCTTCAGCAGAAGCTACACAAACAGTTAACGGAATTAACTTTTCATATACAAGTCCTACGTTGGAAGGTGTGCCTAGATGGAAAATAGTAAACGCAAGTCAACCTTTTTCTCTGGTAGAAACAATGATCACTCCGGGAATCGATACAATAACAACAATAAATCGAACCATAAATACAACCACAACAACCACCGTAGAAACTACCTTTGGGCAATAGCTCTTATACTTTGTCCTACAAAAGTTTTAGCTAATACAACAGTTGCAAGTCCTAGTTCTAACGCACAGGGAACTGTAAATAATAATGCAACTATGATTGCTCCAAGTTCAACACCTCAGTTTAGGATGAGTCAGGGTATTGTTTGTAGTTCTCCAAGTCTTACTATTACACCTTATTTAACAGATGCTTGGTCATTCAATACCCCAAGGGAAACAGTTACTAGAACCCCAATTTATAATGAAGATACTGGAGAAATAAAATATTATTCTGAAATTCCAAGATTTGAGAAGGAGAATTTTAATTTAAATTATGGAATTTCTGCACAGATAAGTATTCCTTTAGGAAAATCCCCTGCGTTATGTCATAAAGCAACTGAGATTAATATTAAAAATCAAGAGTTGTTATATAAGAAAACCTCGTTAGAGCTTGCACTCTTTAGACTTAAAGTTTGCTCAGAGCAAGCAAAACTGGGAGTTATTTTTACTGGTAAGTACGCAAGTATTTGTGAAGGCATAAAAGTTTCAGTCCCACCTAATCAGGTGATTCCTCACTCTCATTCTTTGACTTCCGAGAAGTAAGTTTCTTTATTAAATTCTTTACTATAGGTTTTACTAAATTTAAAATAATAGGAGTAGTCGCAGCCACAGTAGCGATAGCAGCAGTAGAAATAACAGTACTAAATTCTGGGAGGTACTGATCTTTAAAAGGAACGTCCTCATACAAAGTGATGCAGCTACTACCATCTTCACTTCTTTTATGACCTATGACACGTTCTAATTTTTTTTCGTTACGAAAATCCCCAACCCTTAAATCGTTTTTACTTGGACACTCTACAAAAACATCGTCTTCTTTTTTATCTTTTGGTATCTCTGGTTTAGGTGGCTTACCTTCTGGTAAAGGTTCTGATTCCTGTTCTACTGGTGCAGCTTCCTCAACAATAACAAGTTGGTCTGGTTGATAATTTAAAGGATAGAAACTTGGATAAGGACAGTTACTTACGACTCCGTTTGGATCATCTAATAATAAATTTTTATTGCCTGTATTTTTTGTGTCTCGGTGATAATAAGTACAGCCTATAACTTCTACATTTGAGTGGTCATAGTTAGGTAGAAAACTATAAGGTATATGAATATCAGGGATATGTATTTCTGGAATACTTATCTCAGGTATTTCCAATTATTTCTTTAATGGTGCTGGTATAGATATGCCTGTTGTTTTTGGTAAAGCTTTGTCTAGGACATTTGGCATCATTCCTTTTACATTGCCCATAACCTGATTCATCATCTTTGCTTTGAACTGTTCAGAGGTTACATACTTATAACCAAAGTACCCTGAGCCAACAACAGAAGTTACCATTATGAATGAGAGAATACTCAAAACATTTGCAATTTTTTGAAACATGATTAAAGACGCAATAGCAAAGGCATTAGTGCCTGTCACCATTATAACCTTCGTAGGAATTATGGCACTAGCTCCTCTTTACGTCACAATGTCTTTAATGACAAGACAAATGACAGAATCTAAGAATTAGGATCTGTTGGATATTGTGTCATATTATATTTCTCAAACTTACCATCAGAATCATAAGTTGCACCATACAAAGTAACCAAAGCTGCTGTATCTGCACAGTTTGTTATCTCTGTTTCTCTAGTTGTACAGGCAGTTCTTACTCCATCACGATAAGTTGTAATAGCAGTAGGGATTGCAGTAGATTTTTCAGCTTTTCTTACAACGTACCAATCATATTTAGCTAATAAAGAACCAGCAGTTGCTTTCTCCTGTGCCTTTAATACAGACTTAACACCTTGTATAACCCTTTGACTGCCATCAGGATTTTTTATTAATTTGCCATCAGCATCTTTTGCATCTTCATCATCAAGTGCTTTTGCAGTTCCATCACCATTATAAAAACGTGAATCATAAACTGGATCGTCAGCAACCTCAGTGATGCCAAGATTTTTTTTCTCTTGTGCTGTTGATAGTCTTAACCAGTTAGCAGGGTAATTTATATCCCCAACGGTAAAAGGAACATCAACTGCTAATGGGTTTCCGTTTAGTTTAAATGCCATAATAATAGTTTACCTCGCACGTGAGTTTTTGAAAGGAGATTCCGCAAATGCCATATAAACTATATTACTACCATTTTGATTAGTATCATTCCATGTACTTCTAATTTTAAATCCATTACTTAAAATATCAAATGGAGTCACGCTTGCATTATCTTCTTCATCCAAATCTCGGTTTGCGTATAGCGTAACAAGTGCTGGATTTGATGTTGATCTTGCCGAATCATAAATCTGCCAGTTATGACCATTAACAGTATTTTTTATCATTAAAAAAGCTGGTCTAAACCCAAGAAACACAAACGTGCCTGAGGCATTTCCGTTTCCTGTATATGACCCAAACTTGCTATACCCTGCTACTTCGCTGAAGCAGTAAGATATTATACTCTGACCACTTTGGTTTGAATCCGCAGCCGTACTAACAGTAAAAACTGTACTTGTTGGTTCAGTATCATTAAACTTATTTGAAGCAGTAGCAACAGCAGAAGTTGTATTTAAACCTAAATTTTTTGTTGCACCTAAACTAGAATGATAAACAAGCCAGCCATGAGCTTGATCTCTATTTTTAAATATCATTACGTCTGGTTTAACTCCTAAACCATGTCCAACTGTTGTTGTTGATCCTGTTCCTGTATAAGTAACTATTGAAAACCCTGCTGGGGCATTTACTTTTGCAGTTGATTGAGTTGTTCCATCAAAATTACTTGACCCAAGAGTTGAGTTTGTATTGGCCTGTCCTCCCATTCCAGCGTGAGCAGAGCATTGATAGTAAAGCGTAGGAGCAGATGCAGCTATTGTTATTGTTACAGTCGCACCAGATGATCCAGCAGTACCGCTTGTAGTAACTCCTGTTGTATATTCTCCTCCAGTTTTATCTGCTGCTGTGTAGAACCTTAAAGGGTGTCCAGAGTTGGAACTGTCAGATTGATCGAAAATATAAGTACCACCTTCTGCAAGGTCTAGAGTTACAGCAGAAGTTCCAAAATCATCAAACCTATATTTATTACCAGAATCAGAAACAACTTTTACTGTATAAGTCTTGCCATCTGTATCGCCAGCGTTCCAGTTCCATGCAACATATTTTTCATTATTTTCGTTAACATTACCCGAAGCACCAGCGTCAACATTAAATCCATCAGCTAAAAAAGAATTTACATGACCATTTGAATTATCAGTATCTTCGCCATCAGTTGTGTTACTAAATAATACTTTATTAGCTCCTCTTACAGCATCACATAACTGATGCCAATCTGCCTGATCTCTATTTTTTATCCATAGCCAATCAGGTTGAAAACCAACACCTGTTATATCTCTATCACTTGAATCGTTACCTGTATAAAGCAAAGTATTAAAATGTTGATTAGGTAGCAGTATTGTTGGGTCGGGTAGATTTGCTGAACATAATGCTTTTGCTCCTGTAGGAACTGCGTATGCAAAATCACCTATACCATTAGCATCTGTGTTACCACCAGCAGTTATTTGTCCAGAGAATGTACTATCTTGTCCAAAATTTGCTTGAATTTCTACACTCGTACCACCACTTTGAGATGAACAAATAAAAGCACCAAATCCATCATTACCACCAGTATCAGTTGTAAAAAAAGAATCTCCTAAAGTTATTCCAGAAGTAGGACTAGATTCATCAAAATTACCTGAACCATCAGCCCATTGTCCATTTTTTGAAAAATAAACTACAGGAGTACCAGCGTCCATGTCTAAATAGATACCTAAAACATCGTATTGATTTATAGCCGAGCCATAAGTTGAAACTGATTCAGAACCAGCAGTTCTTACATATGATTGCCCACTACTTGTACTTACATAAGCATATCTTGTATTATTTACTGTTGGACTTAATATAACTTGATAAGGTCCAACCCCAATAAAAGCATTATTATTGTTACTTTTTTGCATAAATTCTGCATACCATTTACCAGAATTTACTAAGAAAGGAGAAAATGCTTGTCTATTTAAATTTCTTGCAGAGCTACTTGAACCTGTTGTTAGTTTTAAATTGCCTTCTGCAAAACTAGCACCACTTGAAAATGGTGTACCCATCATTCGAAGAACCGCAAAGTTATTTGTAGGGCTATCTTTTACAGCATCGCCAGTTGCAAGATTATTTGGTGTGAAATTGTTGCCATTACCAGATGAGTCCTTGCCCATAGTTGTTGCAGTCGTTCCAGAATTGTCTGAAAAATTCAAATAAAATCCATCTCCATAACCTCCAACATACTTTTTAGGATTCCATTGACCTGTTATTCCATCTGTTTCACCAAAATATGAAGCATCTAAAGCCTGTCCTTGTATGACATTTATTTCTGCCATATAACCATTCATGTAAGTACCAGAAGTGCTAGAACCATTTTCACCAATTTGATGTTCACTATTATTAAAAAACTCCATGCTCTGACTTCCAGAGGGTTTAGTGCTAGTTGTAAAAGATGTTTCTTCTACTCCATTTACATAAATATTTGCTGTTCCATTGGTTGTATCACAACGAGCCACAATATGATACCAAGCTGATGGATCTCTAAATTTTGCTGTTGTGTCTAATTGTAAAATAAACGTTCCTGAAGTTCTTGCATAAAAAGAAATATTATCAAAACCACTTGAAGTATAGAATCTAAGTTGTGCTCTATTAGTGCTTGAAGTTCCGCCAAAAAAAATACTGTATTCTCCTTCATTATTTTTACATTTTTTAACCCATGCAGAGATTGTTACTTTAGTTCTATCACTTGATGCTGAACTAGGTGTATAAGTTAAATGCGCTGAATCTGATCTATTAAATCTTAAACTACGTTCTACTGTAAAATCATCAGCAGCCCCCGAAGCTCCTATTCTTATTGCATCATAAAAACCCATTACTTAACATCCAATGAAACTGCACAATGAATTACGTTACTA